CCATATTTTTTGTTGCCTACGGATATGTTGGGTGCTTGCGTTACATCAGTCATTTCAGATGAACCTCTATCGCCCCCTGTAGATGTTGCTCCTGATGGCATGGTAGTTTTAGTTGGGTCAAAAAGTGAAGTGTCTGTAGGACTGGTTGTTGTTGTTGTACCTCCGGTCCCATCACTTTGTGCAGCTGTGTAAGAACCAACGTTAGGCGCATATACACCGGTGATGCTACTAGGCACGGTAGGCAACATTAAAGGATTTGTTAAAGATGTAGTTGACTGCATTGAAGGTTGTGGTTGTCCTAATAAATTTTGTACAAATTTA